TTCGATGCGATACCATCGCCAGATTAAAGATGTAGTAGACTTACATCAATGCAAAACACTATTAGACTATGGCTGCGGCAAAGGCACACAATGGACACAATCTACTTGTTTCTGGCCCAACACCTATGAACAAACATTCAAAGAATATTTAGGAATAGATACAGTATATCGTTACGACCCGTGTTTACCAGAAGTAAATGTGTTGCCTCCAGGAAATCAAAAGTTTGACATTGTTATTTGTACGCAGGTTCTTACATACGTACCTGATGCTGACTTAGTCTGGGTCAAAGAACTATTGATGAAATATACTAGCAAGGCATGTTTTATTGGACTACATAATATGCCTCCCAAGGGAAAGAAACAAATACACGATTCAGAATATTTTTCTGCTCAAAGAACCGAAGAATGGTATCACGAACAATTTAAAGATTGGAATGGTTCCAAGCTGCATTGGTGGTTTCGCGGAAAACCTTATACACCAGATTGGATACAAGAATGACTCTAATAGACGCTGAATATCAAAGACAACTGAACCGCATGCATAGTCGCGGTAAGTTTAACAATGGCGCCAAGGCTTACAAAATTGTAGAAAAATTTATCAAAGAATACAAACCTACCAGTGTGTTAGACTTTGGCTGCGGCAAGGGTGCATTGATTGCAGGAATCAACGATTTGCATCCGGAGATTTTTACACAAGGTTACGATCCAGGCAACCCAGATTTTGCAATTTTACCAGACAGATCATTTGATGCTGTTGTAAGTACCGACGCATTAGAACACGTCGAACCAGTTCATCTTGACAATACTTTGCGGATGATTGGCAGCAAAATTGAACGCTGTGGCTTTTTTAGAATTGCCTGCTACCCAGCTAAGAAAAAATTACCCGACGGTCGCAATGCTCATTTAATTGTAGAACTGCCCGAGTGGTGGCGTGCCAAAGTAGAAGCAGAAATGGGTGTTAAGATTGTCTGGGAAGAAATCAGTGTGTTCAACAAGACTGACAAGTGGGACTGGGTCAAAGGCCACAACTACGATATTATTGTAAAAAAGGTTTAAACTTTTGATATATCAAGCCGCTGGCACCATCTGCATCTGACCAATGCGCTGCGGCTAAATCTCTTATCCATTGCGATCTATCAAATACACGTGGAGATTCAATTTCACTTACGCTGTGGTGCGCTACTGACCAAGTAACTGCACTAGGATCATCGACAAACACAGGCACACCTTCCAATGCTGCTGCTACACTGGCAGAGCTGTTAAAGAACACTGCCGAATGAGCAGGTCGTAAATTATCTATCAAACTTGATTGTTCTGGGTGTATCACAGTAACACCTTGTTTAGGATTTCGAAATTTAACAAAGTGTGTCATGTCAAATTTTCCAGGGTGTGGCCTGATTGCAATAGGCCGTTTTGTGTATTGTCTTATTTCGTTTATTTTGTTTTCTAACCAAGTTATAGGACTCAAAGTTTTCATTGCAAATCCGCCGTCACGCTGCATGCAAACCAGTATGTGCCCATCTTTGTTTCTGTCAGGCTTCATAGAAATGCCCAATCGCTGTTGTATTTCATTCCATTTGTCTGGCGTGCTGTTTTTGTTAGCGTATTCAGCACGATCGTAAAATGGCCCACCAAGACTATAGCGCAAGTATGTGCCAGTGTCATCCAAATACTTGAAACAACTTGCGTCAATGCACATGGTTTTATAACCGTGACGATTTTGTTCAGCTATGATTTGTTTACGCAAAGTAATGTTGTGGCCACCTGTGTTGGTTGTTGCCCAACCTAACATCACAGCAAGACGACTTGGGGTATATCGGTAATCGTATTCTACTACAACATTTGCGCCAGTGGCTTTTGCACCCTGTGCAAAGTTTTCCAAGCAAGCAGTTTTGCGAGGAAATTTGTGTGCATTTGCCACACTTGAAACATAAACAACTACATCAACGGTCATTCAAAATTCGCCAAGCTGTTCCGTCACGCATTTCTGGCTCGGTGAATTGGCAATAACTTAGATGTCTTGCCCAGGCTTCTACTTCGTCCAGCGTGGGTATTTTTGGATCGGAAATTTCTGACAGACTTTGACTACACAGCGGTGCGGCTGCGTTTGGACCTAGTGTAATAGCTGGCTTGCCACACAGCAATGCTTCGCCTGCTGCAATACTAGAAAATGTAACCAAACAAAATACATCATCTGCCAGCGCCATTTGCATAGTGTCTGTGCTTTGTCGAACACTACGACCTTGTTTGAGTCGCACTACAACTTCGCGGTCTGTGTACGAGCCAATCTCTGCTTTGGTCTTTTCTAACCATTGTTCAAGATTGATGTCATACAAATTCAACAACTTTTGACTGGGCGGTGCTAACAATATCTTGCTACCATCTCTGCGAAACTTGGTAAATTGCACACCTGTTGCTGCCAATCGATCCCCGGGGCGATCTACAATAGGTCCAAACCATTGCACATCGTTTTTAGTGACGCGATGAAATGTCTTCTTTTTACCATTGCCAAAATATCCTGTGTCAATGTAGTAAAAATCTCTGCCTGCTGCGCGGCATGCTGCCATTTCTTTGCGTTTTGTAATTCCGCGCAATACCACAGGTGTCATAGTTTGTTCTTCCTTTGACCAGCTGCTGATCCTGCCGCCAGCACCTTGAACAAAACTTTGTAATATAGGATCAAACATGTGACCTTTTTCCTTATACTTAAAATCACCAGGTTCTGTAGCAATAGCTGCCACTGCATCACTGCATAAATTTTTTACTGATTGTAATATTTCTTGTTCTGTGATTCCGTAGTATTCACCGCTGGGATCAACTCTGTATTTTAAAATGTCGTAAAATACTTTGGAAACATCCGGCGGAACCATGTCAAGCACATGTCGCGGCAGTGGTGCTAATTCTTCTTCCATTAGTCCATCCGTTGTTGACAATACTCAGTGAGTATGCGTTCTCTATGCCACTCGTCACCTTGTGGTGTGGTAGCAAACTCATGAAAGCAAGGTGTGCCAAGGGTGTAATGCAATAACTTAGCATCTGGGTTTGGCCCGTATTCATCAGGCAACCAGTTCCACTCTCTGGGCAGCTCGCCAATCCTTTGATCCTCTAGCCAGGTAAAACGATGAAGTTCTGCGCCGGTAGATCGCTGTATAAAGTCAGGAGTAAGTTTCCTATTAGGATAACTGCTGCAATTCCACAAAATAACACTACTCCAATTTTTGCGAGGGTAATCTTCATTCTTTGCTCCTAAATATTTCACAGGCATTTTTGTCTTGTAATCGTGCTTGACCACTTGAACATCAGTTTGTGGGTTTCGCAAGTTCCAGAGTTTCACAATGTCATCACGCACAATCATGTCGCCGTCGATAAAAATTGCATGCCCTTCAAAACTCATCAGGTGCGGCACAAGGAAACGACTGTAGATAAAGTGATTCGAGCCATCGGTGTGTGTTTCTGTGTAATCTTCAAACAAGTTTAGTGCCAAAGGAATTATGGCCACAGGCTTAGATGCGTGTCTAATAATTGAATTAGCACACGCATGGTATGCTATTGCTTCACGTGGATCATACCCGATAAAAATTGGGATTGGTTTCATCGGCGTTCAATATCCTCTTCCACACAGTTTTCTCCGTATTGGATTTCGATAAGTTTGAGTGGCTGGTCAGTTTCATTACACAACTGATGCCACTCATTTAACTTGATCCAAGTGCTTTGGTGACGTGCTGGACTGGCCATCAAATCATATTCAGTGCTGTGCGGATCCACTGTGTACACTGTGGCTTCACCTTCGGCCACAAACCAAAACTCCTCCCGACGATCATGACGTTGCATGCTCAGACATGTTTTGGGATTAACTGTGAGTTCTTTGAGTTTGACGTGATTGCCCACTTCGTGCAGCACACGATAGTAGCCCCAGGTGCGGTCTGTCTTGGGTGCTTTCCATTCTTCAAGAATCCAACTGGAACTGTTCTTCTTATCTTCGCCGCCCACACCAAACACAAACTCAATGTTGGGATCTTCAACATCCATTTCAGGAATATTTTTTGCTGTGCGGTCGCCACCGTTGGCAAACACCAGTTTAGCATCAGGGTAGTGTGCTCTGACCTGTTGTATAAAGTGTTTGGCAGATCCATCGTCGTCGTCAAAAGTGTAAACTTCGTCAACTACCGAAAGATTGTTAACTACACACAAACGCTCATGCCAAGGCATGAATGCTCGTCCTTTTTTGCGAACCAACCACTCATCACTGTTGAGTCCTACCAATAGCATGTCGCCTAGTGATCGAGCTGCTTTGAAGTAAGCAATATGTCCGGAATGTATGGGGTCAAACCCACCTGTAACAAGTACGATTTTCATGCAGGTATTTACACCTGGATGTCTTCCATGCCAGCAGTTCTTAGTCGCACCACATGACCCATTTGCCACTGTTTGGTGTCCAAGCCTTTCATGATTCCTAACCAACGATTACGCAGATATGCCACTTCGTTGATGATAGTTTCGTAGTCAATGACTTCGTCTTCGCCATCCACATACTTTTCAGCATCTCTACTGGTCAACGCACGAGCGTAGCCTTCTAGGTATTTTTGGAAATGCTTGCGACGGATCTTGCGCAGTTGGATGTTGAGATAGTTAAGTACCGCTTCAATTTCCTGTAGTTGATTAAATCGATGCTCGGTATTGCCAGGAAGTTCTTTGATTGCTCGCTCAATGAGGCCACCGATTTTACATTCCTTTCTAGCTTCTTCTAATTCACGTTCATAGTGAGCTATAAAGTCAGGAATATTACCAAGATCTGCTGTTACTTTACTATACCACATCATCAACTTTCTTTACTAACCAAGGAAACGCTTGTCTCCAATTTGATTCTCTCCTGGCATCATTTGTATCTAAATATTGTATTAGTTTTTGTTGCATATTGATGTTAATTTTACAATTGTATTGTAATTTAGATACTATTCCGTCGAAAGTTTTAATTGTTTCTTTATCGTCCCACGATTCGTTAGGCAATAGTTTATACACTGTATCAAAGGATTCTTTGTATAAAGAATAATCAAACATCATAGGATCAAAAATACTTTGATTATTAGGAAGCACTAGATGCATGTACCAAAATAATTTTTGTTTCTTACACCATTCATTATATTTAAGTGCTAAATTAGGCAAGGAAGCAATCGATAGACAAGTAAAAGTCGACAACAATCCAATACGAAATGCATCAAGTTCTATCATTCTTAATAAATTCTTTTCAAATCTTTCTAATTTAAACCCGTGTCTTATATATTCTTGTGAGGAACCCCAACAATCAACACTAACTTGAATATCAATGCGTTTTAACTTATTTTGTTGTTTTAGCGTCTGTAATTTTACCAAAACAGGATCTAACAATTCAACCGGCAAATTGAGATTAGTGACCAAATTAAATTCTAAATCTGGACAAGGATGTTTGTCAAAATAATCAACTAATTGCAACACTTCTCTTTGTAAAAATGGCTCTCCTCCAAGTACTTGCAATCGTTTTAGTGTTTTATAATTATTTTCAAACCAGTCCCAAAACTTTGGAATCAGATCCTTGTATCGATTATCAGAATATTCAAAATTAAGTTCGGGTAATATTGCACCACCAAACTTTTTATTTTCTGCTTGTATTGCAGAACTATACTTTGCATCGCAGTACACACATGCAAGATTGCAGGTATTAGAAAAGAAGACTTCCAATACAGTAGGTATCACACTAGTAAGTGTATTATTTGTATCTAGTTCAAGTGGATATATATCAGGAATTTTGTTTTGAAATTGTCGATCGCTTGCGCCGCCGGCTAATTCAATCTCCTGACAATATTCACAACCACCAGATGGCCAAAGATTCTGTAACATAAACTCTCTGTCACGAATTTTAACAGAGGTGTTGTGAAAATCTTCAAAATTTTCAGGGATTGGAGAAAAACTAGATCTATGACAAGACGCGGTAGTTCCTGCATTAAGATACAGTGTACTCCACGCCCATTTTAATCTACAACTTGTTTCCGTATTAATCGGAAAATATCGTTGAGGCATTAGTTTTCCCAGTCTTCGTCTTCATCGTAATCCTCATCTTCGGGCTCCTCTTCCTCTTCCGAATAATCGTTGTCGTTATCAAGATAAGTGGTCAGTGCCCGTTTGATGTCTGAGTCGCTTTTAAAAGCGTCACGGATATCTTCTACGTCCGAGTCATTGTCCATTAAGATTTGAATTACAGTTTCGGCGGCTTCTGCTCGATCAACAGTATTCACGTAGCGTTTTAACTCGCCCCAAATTTCTGCTGCAATTGCTTCGCTCATTCTGCGTCCTCCTCAACAGTAGTTACCTCTACCTTCTGATTTTTGAAATCTTCCATGACTTTATCTAAGCAGCCGTCATCGTTCTTTTCCCAAGCCTTACGGAACTTCTTGATAACTTCACCATCTGATGTAGTGAATACCAAGCTGTTGCCTTCGCGTTTGAGCATTTCCTTCTTTTCGATCAAGTCGACCATACCAGAGTATGGGCTCATACCTGTTGTATAAGGAATCTTAACTTGCACACCTTCGAACGGTTTGGCGTAACGTGTTTTCATGATCTTACAAGCGGCACGAATACCGTTGACGTCTGAAACTTTGTTGCCATCTTCATCCTCTTTGAGCTTGAGTTTCTTCATAGCAACAACAATAGAGCTGGCGTAAATGAAACCCTGACCACCGGAGATTTTATCATCAGGGTCAAACATATCCTGTGATGCGTATGTGTGGTTAGTAGCAACTAAACCAACGTTGTATGCGCCAAACATGTTAACGCAGTTACGCACCAAGGCGGTGAGAGCTTTTGGCTTACGGCCTAGATCACCCTTCAAGTCGCCTGCTTCAAACTGATTCATATCAGTTGGAGTCAACAACATACCCAACGAGTCAATAACAAACAATACCTTAGGACGATCTGTTTCGGCTAGGCCTTTGTAGTCAGACATAAATGTAGAAATAGTCTTTGCTACGTCGTCAATCATTGCCATGCTCAACTTGAGCAACTTGCTTTCGCTAGTGTCAACCCCCAGTGCCTTGAGCCAATCTTCGTCAAGAGCATTTTCTGAGTCAATCAACACTACAAAGATACCTTGCTCTTGTGCGTGTTTGACAATGTTACCGGAGCAGATATAAGACTTGCCTGCTCCAGAGTCGCCAGCGAACACCGTAACTTTTCCCAGCGGAATGCCTCGATTAAAGTCTCCGCTGATCAGATAGTTTAAGGCATAGTTGCCTGTTGAGATCCAGTCTGTTGGATCGTTGAAGCCAATAGAAAGGCCGTCAATGCTTTTTGTGATTTCCTTACGGAATTTACTTACGTCAAATGGTTTACCCATGTTTATCCTCTTAGTGTAATTTTATTGTAACTCGATTGTTATCTCGAGAATTTCGATACAAAATTTTCCTATACTTAAACAAGTTATCTTCTAAATTGATAACATTCGCAATCGGTAACTGTTCAGCTATTAGTTTAATATTGTGAGACTGAGCCCAGATTAACGCCTCTTGGCTAAAAGGCACTGTTTCTGGCCTTGATAAATTAATTTGAAATGCTAATTCTAACATTTCATAATTGTAATGATCCGGAAACTCAAGTTTAGTATCAAACATTTTAAATTTATTATAGTATTGTCTACCAACGTATGTATAACCGAATGAAAAATTTACTATGTCCCGGTTACTTGTAATATTGTCTATGTAAGGATTGTTAAACACTTTCCATTTTTCGTCAGCTTTGAATTCTATGTTTACAAAAGAATTTTCGAGCCTATGCACAGCCATGTTCACTTCTTCAAATGGAAATATATAACCTAATTTTTCTAATGCTGGTGCTGTTTTTATTACCCGAATATCATCTGGATATAATTCATGTAACTTGTTTCCAAGTTGCGCCTGCAAGGGATTAGAACTAAATCTTAAGTTATCTATATTAACATCGTTGTACTGAGAAAATACCCAGTCGCTATGTTGCTGATTAAGAAAATGTTGATCAAGATAGTTTTCAAGATCGGTATTTTGCTTAAACGTTTTTCCAATTAAATCATACAATACTTCATTAGTTTTCGAAGTTGCCCAATGCAAATGCGTAAGTTTTTTATCAAGGTCACGGTACAATAGCCCATCATTAGAAAATGAATTCTGAGATTGCTTGTTTGCGTGATCGATAAAAAACTCTAACAGTTGATGATTATATTTTACCTCAAACGGTAAGGCATCCCCTGAGTTTTCAAAAACTAAAGAAAATTTCATATCCGGTAATAGTTACAGTGACAGTTAGCCCAGTTACTGGGCTAACTATGATTACTTTGCTTGTCTAGCGC